AAAAAGGCGAACCTTGGGTTGCAGTATTAGACACACAAGTAAATCCAGATAACATACGTAACGGATTTTTTGAATTGGATTGGAATAATGAATTTATTGAACAATTAATAGATGCTGGATATTCAGGTGAAACTAATGAGCAAATTGTTGATGCATGGTTTAGAACTATTGTTAGTCAAATGCTAGAAGAAGAAGGACATGACAAAACAAGAGATGCAGGCTATATTAATGTAGTTCCAATAGACAAAGGCAAAAGTGAAATATCATAATGCAAGACAACTTAATGGTCCAACAACAAGTAGAAAATGTTTGGCAACATATGGTAGGAGTCATATGTTTAAATCAAACAGGACGTAAACAAGTTAAAGCAGTATTACCAGAATTTTTTAAACGTTGGCCTACACATACTGCATTGCTACATGCAACACGTAAACAAATAGAAGAAGTTATTGCTCCACTAGGCATGCGAAGTGTAAGAGCAAAAAGACTATATCGAATGAGTGAACAGTTCGGCGATTGGGATGGAGAAGATGCTACTGAACTTTATGGTATAGGAAAATATGGGTCAGATAGTTATAGGCTATTTTATAAGAAAGAATTACCCGAAAACGTAGGCGATCACGAACTAAAACGGTACATTCAAGAAGAATTTTCTCTTGACAACAGTGCTAAAATCTAGTATAATAGTATTATACAATTTAGAAAAGGCACAGTAATGGCAACTTATATACTAGTAGATACTGCAAACACATTCTTTCGTGCAAGGCACGTAGTACGTGGCGACATTGATACAAAGGTCGGCATGGCTTTCCATATTACACTTTCAGGCGTTAAAAAAGTATGGCGTGACTTTGAAGCAGATCATGTTGTATTTTGTTTAGAAGGTCGTAGTTGGCGTAAGGATTTTTATGAACCTTACAAACGTAATCGACAAGAAACACGTGATGCAATGACTCCTGCACAGGAAGAAGAAGATAAAGTATTTTGGGAAGTGTTTGATGAGTTCAAAGAATTTGTTGATACTAAGACTAATTGTACTGTAATGCAACATCCGCAACTAGAAGCAGATGATCTTATTGCAGGTTGGATACAAGCACACCCTAACGATAATCATGTAATTATTTCTACAGATGGTGACTTTGCACAATTAATTGCACCTAATGTAAAACAATACAATGGTATACAAGATGTTACAATTACACATGAAGGGTACTTTGATAAGAAAGGTAAGCCTGTACTAGATAAGAAAACTAAAGAGCCTAAATCTGCACCCGATCCTGCATTTATGCTATTTGAGAAATGTATGCGTGGTGACACAAGTGACAATGTGTTTAGTGCTTATCCAGGTGTCCGAACTAAAGGTACAAAAAACAAAGTTGGTCTTGTTGAAGCATTTGCAGACAAAGAGACAAAAGGCTTCAATTGGAATAACATGATGCTACAACGTTGGGTAGATCATAACGGTGAAGAACATCGTGTATTAGATGATTATCAACGCAATGTTATTTTGTGTGATTTAACTGCACAACCAGGCAATATAAGAAGTATAATCAATGACGTAATTGAAGATCATATGACTCCTAAAGAAGTACAACAAGTAGGAATGCGTCTTATGAAATTCTGTGCAAAGTGGGATATGCAAAGGATTGCAGATCAAGCACAACATTACGCTGAACCATTACAAGCGAGGTATCCAGTATGATAAAAGCAAAAGAAGTCTTAAAAGATAAATTTTGGATTGTTGAAGAAAACGGCTCTAAGGTAGGAACATTAAGTGCCGCCGAAGAGTGTTACACATATTCTTGCGGAGCAGGAACACAAGTGTTTGGTGATTTTAATCAACTCAAAAAACATTTAGGAAAAATAACTTGGAGTACTGCTGATGATAAAGATGAAAAGTCAGAATTTGAAGTACACGGATATCCAACAAGTTGTGAACCTTTCAATCCAATGTATGATGTAAAAAATAAATTACCTTTGTTTAGCAAAAGTAATAAATCAAAAAGTTTATATTGTGCAGGATATTACTGTATTCAATTTGAAAAAGGTTGGGTAAAAAGTTTTTGCCCTAAACAAATTACAATTGAAAGATATAATTATAGCGGTCCATTTATGACTGATATAGAAATGAGAACGGAGTTATCACGTGTCAACGCAAGATCCTCTTAATACTGCACCTATACAAAATTTTATAAACACTGTCAAAGGTGCTGATGCAAGTCAAGCCAAAGAAGTAAAACTTACTATGCAACAAGCAAAAGGACTTGCATTTACATTAGGTATTGTTATGGCTAGACTACAAGGTGATATGGAAAAATTTGTTAAAGAAAATGCAAGTAAAGAAGAATCCGTTGAAGTACAAATGGATGGTGGTAACAACTGGTAAGGACGTATGGCGAAGAGAAATAAACTTGAAAGAAAATTAGACGAGTATAATCATACAATGGAACTAATTAGAACTATTGTACCGATTGCTGTCTTAGTATTACAAGTAATCATATTATTAAGGATATTATAATGGATGAACAAGATGCAATGTGGGAAGCATTTGACACACTAATACCTGAAGAAAGTTGGGTACCAAGTGCTGAAGAGAAATGGTTAATTGATAAAATAGCAGAAGTTTTAAAGAAAATAGCATGACAACACACGCAATGATCGATCTAGAAACATTAGATGTTTTACCAACTGCGGTGGTACTAACTATTGGAGGTGTTAAGTTCGATCCTAATTCTATCAAAGAAACTACACAACATTTTTATTACAGATTTAATGTAGACGAACAATTAAGCAAAGGTCGAACAACTTCCAAAAGCACACTTGATTGGTGGGCAACACAAGAACAAAGTGTAGTTGACGAAGCATTAGGTGACCATGATAGAACACCTGTATTAAGTGTTTTAAAAAAATTAAACAAATGGTGTGTAGGTGTAGACACTATTTGGTGCCAAGGTCCTGCGTTTGATATTGTTATACTTGAAGATATGTTTAGACAATACGATCATCATTTACCTTGGCCTTTTTGGAAAATAAAAGACAGTAGAACATTGTTCGGCATTATGCCTACAGATCCACGCAAAGAGATAAAGTTTGAAGCACATAACGCATTAGAAGATTGTAAAGTACAGGCATTATGTGTCCAACAGACTGTTAATAAGTTAGGTCTAAATCTTAGATAACTGCTACTATTACCTAAAAAAAGAGATAAATATATGCGTATATAATTAAAAGGAAGTACGCATGAGTAGACCAAAACCAACGGTATTACTAGAATTTGTAAATAAGAAAACATATCGTAGTGAACAAGTATTAGAAGCAGAAGCCATATGGGCTGTCTTTCATAAAGACAAACCTTTTAATTTAAAAAGTTCCAATATGTTAACTAATTATCCAGGACCTAAATATAAGAAAACAAGTTTTTCAAATCCAGGTCATGCACATAATCTAGCAAGTAAATTAAATGAGATGTTCAATTGTAAAGACTTTTCTGTATATAAATTAAGTACAGGTGAAATAGTTGAAGAAGAATGAACAAAGAAACATATACTAAGGTTTTTTTAAAACAAGCCGAAATTGCTATATCAGATGTTACTATGAAAGAGTATATGTCTACATTATGGCAAAATACTAGAGTCAAAGAAGAAGGCGGATTAAGACTTACAGATTATGGATTAGAATTTTTAAAAACCAAATTAGAACTTGCAACCTACGAAATACCATTTCCAAAAGATTTTGAACTTACAACTAACACTATAATTTGGTTAGACCAATTTATTGATTGCCCTTATTGGTTATGTAAGTATTCTATAGAAGTCACAGATGAAAAGAAAGCACTCGAACTACATCTTTTTAGTGGAGATGTAAAGAAATATGGACTTACCAAAGCATTAAACAGACAAAAAAAGTAACCAAAAAAGGTTGACTTTCCTCATAACCTGTGTTATTATATATACATACTAAGAAATTAAGTATGGCACTGATACAAACAAACGAGGAATATAACATGGAATCTGTAGTACGAACTGTTACTCCAAATGGAGCAAAGAAAAGTATTATTAGGGCATTCAAGAAAAAACGTCCTATTTTTATGTGGGGCCCTCCAGGTATTGGAAAATCTGATATTGTTGGGCAAATCACAGAACAACTAAAAAACTCGCATCTAATTGATGTACGTTTATCACTTTGGGAACCAACTGATATTAAAGGTATCCCGTATTATGCGGCAAACGATAACACAATGATGTGGGCACCACCACAAGAACTTCCAACAGAAGAATTTGCAAAGAAGTTCGATTATATTGTTCTTTTCTTAGATGAAATGAACTCTGCGGCTCCGGCAGTACAAGCGGCGGCTTATCAATTAATTTTAAATAGACGTGTTGGACAATATAAATTGCCTGACAACGTTCTTATTGTTGCGGCTGGTAACCGTGAAGCAGACAAAGGTGTTACTTATAGAATGCCTGCTCCACTTGCCAATCGTTTTGTTCACTTAGAATTAGCAGTTGATTTTGATGACTGGTTTGCATGGGCAGTAGATAACAATATCCATAATGATGTTGTTGGTTACTTAACATTTAGTAAAAAAGACTTATACGATTTCGATCCAAAGTCTCCTTCACGTTCTTTTGCAACACCAAGAACTTGGTCGTTTGTTTCCGAACTACTTGAAGATGACGATGACGAAACTACCACTACTGATTTGATTAGTGGTGCAGTTGGAGAAGGTTTGGCTGTCAAATTTATGGCTCACCGTAAGGTTGCCGCTAGTATGCCTAATCCATCTGATATACTCGCAGGCAAAGTTAAAGAAATGGCCACTAAAGAAATCAGTGCCATGTATTCCTTGACAGTGAGCCTTTGCTATGAACTTAAACAAGCATCAGATAAAAATGATAAAAAGTTTGATGACATGGTTAATAACTTCCTGCGATTTGCAATGGACAACTTCGAAACAGAACTTGTCGTTATGGGGATTAAGGTTGCTATTACACAATACCAATTACCGATCGATCCAGACGAAGTTGCTTGTTTTGATGAGTTCCATGAACGTTTTGGCAAGTACATAAGTGCCGCCAGTAACTAATGTAATAAAGGGTAGGGCTATCTCTACCCTTTATTCTTACCAAAACAGGTTGACTAAAAACGTAAATATGCTATTATATATGTATAGTAACAAAAAGGACATGGCATGGGCTTAGATACTAAAGGGTTTCAACCAGTAGAATTATCCAAAGAAGAACTAGAAAAAATGCGTGAAGATGTTCACGATAGAGTCATTGTTGCAAGAGTAGGTCTTTTGCTAAGACACCCTTTCTTTGGTAATATGGCTACTAGAATGCGTGTACAGAACTGCGATGATTGGTGTCCTACAGCCGCTACAGACGGTAGAAATTTATACTACAATACACAATTTTTTAATATGCTTACTAACAAACAAATTGAGTTTGTTATTGCCCACGAAATTCTTCATTGCGTATTTGATCACATTATCCGTAGAGAAGACCGGAATCCTCGTATATTCAATATTGCGTGTGACTACAAAGTTAATAATTTGTTAGTACGCGACAAGATTGGCGAACGTGTAGATCAAATTCAAATTTTCCAAGACTTTAAATATGATGATTGGACATCAGAAGAAATATATGATGATATCTATAACAAGTACGATGAAGAAGAATTACAAGCACTAGGTGAACTTTTAGACGAACACATTGACTGGGAGAAAGACGGAGATAAAGAAGGCGAAGGCAAAAATCCTGGCAAAGGTGGAGGTAAAGAAAAAGATAAGAAATCTAAACGTCCTTCATATTCAAAAGAAGAATTAAAAAAGATACGTGACGAAATTAAAGAAAGTATGATTACATCTGCTCAATCAGCAGGTGCTGGTAATACTCCAGGCGAGATTGCACGTATGATTAAAGAGTTAACGGAACCTAAAATGAATTGGCGTGAATTATTACGTCAGCAAATACAATCAACAATTAAAAGTGATTTTACTTTCAGTCGTCCTTCACGTAAAGGTTGGCATACTGGTGCAATATTACCAGGTATGAATTTTATGGATACAATTGATATTTGTATCGGTATTGATATGAGTGGATCTATAGGAGATATACAAGCACAAGACTTCTTAGGTGAAGTAAAAGGTATTATGGACGAATATAAAGATTACAAAATTAAATTATGGTGCTTCGATACTAAAGTCTATAATGAAGAAGATTTCAGTGCAGACGGCGGTCAAGATTTAACTGATTATGAAATACTTGGTGGCGGTGGTACTGACTTTGACGCTAATTGGATTTATATGAAGGAAAACGATATAGTTCCTAAAAAGTTTATTATGTTTACAGATGGATATCCATTTGGTAGTTGGGGTGATGAAGATTACTGTGATACAATTTTTGTTATCCATAGCCATCGTGACAAGAACTTACAAGCACCATTTGGAGTAACTGCACACTATGATGAAGCCGCTTAAAGCACCAAATCCGAATAATGTATTTAAAATAAGAAATCCTAAAGTACTTCCCCCGCATTTTGAATATGCGGACATAGAAGTGCTTTATAACCTTGAATCCGCAATTCAGGACTGGATAACAGAGCATCTTAAAGGACGTTTTATTGTTACAAAAACGGCTGATCCTTCACGAAATAACACTGTAGTTAGAGTGGGATTTGAAGATGGAAAAGAACTTAGTTATTTCATGTTAGCCTGTCCACTTTTGCGGTACAAATAAATAAAGTACGCATATATATAATATAGGAGTAAATAATGAGCGATACAAAAGATACAAAACAAGACGCACCGGCAGTGGATACGCCAGCAACTGCACCTGCAGATGCACCGGCAACACCACAAGCAGGAGCAGACTTGTCAGTACAAGACCTCCAAGGACTAAAAACAATTATTGATGTTGCTAGTTCACGTGGAGCATTTAAACCAAATGAAATGATGAGTGTTGGACAAGTTTACGGTAAACTTGAAGCATTCCTTTCAGCGGTACAACAACAAGCAAACCAAACACAACAGGCACCTACTGAAACAGGACCTGCAAAAGGAGCATAATATGGCTGAGATAAAGCACGTTGGTAGACTTACTACTAACAATAGAAAATTAGTCGTGGCATACAGAGTAGTTCCAGGTGAACCTGAAAACTGTCTTGTTATCCATACAGAAAGTTTAGAAGCGGCTGATCATGATACATTAATTACAATGGTAGAAAGTAATGCTGGTCAAACAGCCGATGAACTTTCAACTGTAATGGCTAGAACACAACTTACAGATGGTTCTAACATGTTAGCACGTTTCCATCAAACAGGTAAATTAGTAAAAGTTCCTACTAATATTGTAGAACTTACACCTAATAGAACTACTGCTATTAAATTAGATGAAATCAATCAGATGATTGCTGACCAAAAAGGTGTAACAATCGAAGAATTAGCAGTTCCAGATACTACACAATCAACGCAAGCACCTACTGCACCGGCAGTGGAAGATGCTACACCAACAAGCGAAGCACCGCTTGATGATGAAGCATTAGCGGCACAATATAGGTCACAAGCCGACTCTTTGTTTAAAGAAGCAAAGAGATTGCGTGAACAAGCGGAGGAACTTGTTCCGACGAAGAAAAAGGCAAAGATGACCGAAAGTGTCTCGTAAAAGCAACAAGTTATCAAAAGACGTCATTGCTCATTGGCCGGAAGTATTCAAGGATATTGAAGTACGTACTGTACCCCTTGAATACCTCCAATCTATTACTGTCAAATTTAAAGACGGTAAAGCATGGATAATAGAATTAGACAAAAAAACACCCCCAAATCCTGACTTAGAATACGGTTTAGAGTCCTTATTTAGAGAGTATGATAAGGCCATTGACAGCATAGATTTTAGGTTAAATACCCATAAAGTACGAAAAGACATAGAAGGACGTACAAAAACCTTTATGAAAAAACGTAAATAAATAAAATACAGTTAGTTTGTCAAAGGCATAAATACTGTATAAGTAAGATTATGGAATATTCAGGAGCCATTCAATGAGTTTAAGAATTAGAAGAGGAACCGATGCTGAACGAAGCGGCGTAACCTTTTTAGAAGGTGAGTTAGTTTATACTACTGACACTAAAAAGATGTTCGTTGGTGACGGCACAACGGTTGGAGGTATTGCTGTAGACAGTACCCAAGGTAGTATTAATCAAATGTCTGATGTTAATATTGCAGGCATACAAGTAGGTCAAATCCTACAATGGGACGGTAGCAATTTTATCCCAGGCGATGATCAAGGTGATAAAGAAAGTGTTACAGGTGCTGATAGCACTATTTTAGTTGACGCAACAAACAGTTCCATAAACTTAGATGGCACAGTAAAAGGCCATATTGTTCCAGATCAAAATGAAGTGTATGACTTAGGCTCCACTACAAAACGCTTCAATGATTTATATCTTTCTGGTACAACAATTAACTTAGGCGGTGCAACAATTACTGCAACCGGCGGCGAAATTTCAATGAATCAGCCTTTGGCTGTAGAAGTAAAATCAAGCGGTAATGTTGATACTAACGACAATACAATTACAAATACAGCGGCAGGTGGTCATATAACAGTTGCTCCTACAGCAGGAAAACAATTTAGAGTAGATGATACTGTAGGTGGTACTTCTTTCAGTGTTGATACAACAGCAAAAAGTGTAGACATACACAATGGTTATGGTTTAAAATTAGCAACATTTGGTTCTTCAGATTATACTGCTATTGCAGGAAGTGAACAAGCAGGACAGATTGTATTTGATAATCCTACTAAAACATTAAAAGTTTATAATGGTTCTAGTTGGGTGCAAGTAACTGGCTCAGGCGGGTCAGGCGGAGTAGTTGATGGACAAACATATGATATTAATATATCAGGTGATGTTATTTCAGATGACAGTACTGTTGCTCTTAATACTGCTTCTAAAGATTTAAATTTAATTACTGGTTCATTTAGCGGAACACTAGCGGCTGGAACATTAAACGCAACAAACATAAACGGATTAATGAAAGGCAACATACTACATGCAGATAATGCAGTATTTTTAGATAACTCAACAAAAACAGTAACGGCAACAAACGCAGACTTTAGTTATGTAAGAGCAGACATTTTAGATGGTAACATTATCGGACCTGATTCAGTTATAATGATTAACACTTCAAACCGTTCAATGAACGTAGGTAGTGTTACAGCAACAACACTTGATGTAAATGGTAGTGCTTTTGCAGATGATATTACAATTACAACAAATGCATATGCTGTCAACTTTGTTGCAAGTGGCCAATTACAAGGAAATGTTGAAGGAAACGTCAAAGGTGATGTTAAGGCAACAGGTGGTCAAGTAGTATTAGATTCAGGAACAGACGGTACAGATGCAACATTTACTGGTAATGTAAATGGAACACTTACAGGTACAGTTGATTCGGGAAGTGATATCAATGGTACAATTACTACTTCGCAACCAGCAGAATTTGAGAATACTGTAGACTTTGGTAAGAATACTCAAGCGAATAATAGAGTACAATACTATTCATTATCAACTAACGGTTCTTTTTCAGACACTGTAGTTAATATTCAAAACATTCACGACGATGCAACTTATTGTAACGAATTAGGCTTATACAGAGCAAGAGGTACAGTTGCGGCACAGACCACAGTGCAAGTAGGTGACTTGTTAGGTACACTTAGTTGGGCAGGTAATGACGGAACTTCTCCTCAAATTGCACTTGGAATCAAAGGTAAAGTTACAGCAGTGTCATCAAGTAATATTACAGCAGATATGCTGTTTATGACAAGACTTGGTGGAATCGGTACATTTAATGAATCAATGAAATTAGAAGGTGCTACAAGAGGTTTAATTACACAATCTTTTGTACAGTTTGGTTCACTAACAAGTACAGAACGTGATGCACTTACAGCGGCTAATGGAATGGTAATTTACAATACTACGATTAACAAATTCCAAGGCTACGAAAACGGTGCTTGGGCTAACTTAATTTAATCGAATAATTTTCCGGAATCGTAAAGTTCGAATATTTCTTCGGCTTCTAAATCTGTTGTGAATTGTGCATTAAATCTATAATCATTTGTATCGTTTACAGCATTATGATATTCTTGCAAATTAAAAATTACTGGAAGGTTGTGACTGTAATCTACGCTACATTGTAGTTCAAATGTAGCATTATCGTAATCAGAGTAACTACCGTCTGTTAATTTAAAAAAATTTGTCGGTCCATATACATTCATATCAAATGGATATACTGGAAAGTTTATCAATGTGACTCTAGGTGGTAGTCCTTCTACTTTTCTATCAATATGTATCTTTCCATCAGTATAAGGAGTTTGCCCAAGTATTTCATATGCGACAGGAATTTTGAAACGTTTTCCTACTTCGTCCATAAGTTCAGTAGGCATAAGTTCTCTAGGACAGAACCAATTCCAATCATATTTTCCATATTTGTTGTGCCTATAATTAGCACTTCTAATATAATCTTCTGCATTCGATAAAATATTTTCTGCAAGTTTTTTTCGAGTTTCTTGGGTAAAATTTATACCTTCTACATATTGAAAATAAGGCCTCATATATTTTCCTTTCTTCCTAGGTAGTACATTCTCCTACCCATATCTAGTGCTACTATATCACCTGTAGCAAACCAATCATCATATACGCATGTTGGACCTTTGACATATAATTCATGGTCAACTATTTTCCAATCACAATAATATTTATTACCCATGATTGTGTAGCCATCAGGACATCTTTGTTTTACATATTCAACTTGCTCCATTGTAGCAAATTCAATATTAATAGTAATTGGTCCTATCTCGCTCATTCCCCAATTGGGTTGCACAATAGCACCTTTGTTTACAAATGCTTCGATCATATCCCAAGTTACAGGATCACTTCCCCCTAAAATTCTTTTACCTGTAAGATCACAATCTTTAAATCCTTTTGTATTCATTAGTGCAGTCATCTGAGCAGGTGCTAGAAAAGTATGAGTGTAGTGTTGAAAATTTTTGAGAAATGTAAATGGATTAAATTTTTTTAAAATAGTTACTTCAGCGCCAACACTATACGCTGGCAAACTTTGAGCCAGTAATCCTCCAGCGTGAGTCATTCTAGTCACAGTAAGTATTTTACTTGTGCTTGATATATTTTGTGCATCTACTGCAATCTTATTTGCTTCTTTTAAATTTTCAGGATCACGAAATATATCTTTTGAAGGTCCGGTTGTACCACTACTAGATATGGTTACTCCTTCATTTAATATTTTGTCAAAACTTATCATTTTTCGTACTTTTCTAAACTATTATTAATTTGATTATTGACACGTACAAAGCGTGTACGGCTGTTTAATTGGTTTATATGCTCTGCACCTACATATGTACATACACTCCTTAAACCCCCTTGTATTTGCTTTAAAATGCTTTTAACAGACCCTTTTGCGGGTATTAACAAGTCTCTACCTTCGTTAGGTCTATACTCTTGTTCTGTTGGATTTGTACGGTTATACATAGTTGTGCTACCTAGCCCATAAAAGTTAACATATTTTTTACCGTCAATTTCTACAATATTATCACACTCTTCTGCTTTAGATATCATCCCTGCTATCATAACCATTTTAGCACCTGCACCTATTGCTTTACAAACATCTCCAGAAGTTACACAGCCACCATCTGAAATGATATGAGCACCATTCCTAGTAACAGTTTCATAACAATCTAGTATAGCACTTAGTTGAGGTATACCTACTCCTACTTCTGAGCGTGTTCTGCAAGCCGCACCACTACCAACTCCTACCTTAATAAAGTTTGCTCCTGCTTGAACTAATTTAGATACAACATTTGGAGTTGCTACATTGCCAGCACTTATATGTATGTTTGGAAATTTTTGTCTATATAATTTAATTGTATCAATCATTCCTTGCATGTTAGCATATACATTTGCAATATCAACATTAATAATACCTATGTCAGGAAACTTACTTACTACTTCAATTGTTTTATCTTTATCCCATGATTGTACACCGCTTGTAATTGCAATAAATCTTCTGTCAGACATTTTTTGTAATTCTTTTATATGTTGTTCAGCAGTATATTCTTTGTGTAAAAAAGTAAAAATACGCAATGGTGTAAGTATATTTGCAATTTTATAAGTTCCTGTACTAAGCATGTTTGAAACAATTACAGGAGTTGCTTTGGTATCTAACCAATCTATTTCTATATCAACATTTTTACGTGTGAGAGGTTTAGAACTTTCTATTGGTTCTATTAGCACGTCAGAAAAATCTAATTTTATATCATCGTTAATTTTTTTCATTTTTCAACTTCTTAAATATATATTCCTTAATCATATTATCTTCGGCTGTTTTGAACTTTGCATCTATATAAGCATCTTGTGCAGTAAAATTTATAAAATTATTATAATTCCAATAATTTAAAAGTTCAAAATTAGGAACCTTTATTTTAGGAAAATAATTTTTATTGTACATAGTTGCAAACTCGGATGCATCTTTAAAGTTTGCCCAGTCTGCTTCCCATATCATTATATGCCTGTCTAGTTTATGTGTATTTTCAGAATGTATGTCTAACAAACCTTGTTGTTCTGCCCAACTTAACATTTCTACATCTTCTGTTGGGTTGTACCCATATTTTTTTGCATCAATACTAAAGTCACTATGTGTTTGTATATCTTTATCGGTGCTAATATGTAAAGCCCAAAACAAATAACACTCCCAGTTCTTATCCATCCATTCTAAACTCTCGTGCCAACTTTCTATAGGCTCAAAAGGTAATCCTGCTATCATGCCGCATGTGCCTCTATAAAGTCCTAAAGCATTTCTGAATGATTCTCTTACACTTAATAATCCATCTTTTATTTTGCTTGGGTGCATACCTTTGCCTATTGCTTTAGCGGCTTCTGGATGTAATGTTTCTATACCATAAAAGTGAGCCCATACTCTAGCATCAATTAATAGTTGTAATTGCTTAGGACGAAGTAAAACTAAATCTAGTCTAATAAAAGCACTAAAGTTAGGCTGGAAAGGTAATCGCTTGACGACATTTGCTAGTCTTTCTATCTTGATGTCTCTATCATTAAACGTATCGTCAGCAATAACATAATTAACAGTTCCCCATTTATTGTAATTGTCCATCATTTCATGGTAAATGCTTTCTTCACATCTACTATAATCTTCTTTTACTCCAAGGAATGCGTAACTGCAATACTTACATCTAAATCTACAACCTCTAGTCATTTCTAATGTTAAAACATCTGTTGGCAAAACAAAATCATTATCTTGATATTCTACATCATAACTACCTATTTGTAGAGCAGGATACAAATGATTAGCATCTATTAGATAACTATTAGGAGCCCAACTAGGATATTTTCCTTTAGGTTTTTCTCCGTTATCAAACATCCAATCAAGCACAGGTTTAAGAGCATGTTCTGAATAACCAAAAATCATTACATCTGCACCAAAGTCTTGTTGATATGGTTTAGGACTTCCTAATATAAATTTAACTGTAGGATAATTTTTTTTAATTAAGGCAATTTTATCTTTTACAAAACTATCTTCTAACCAAAGATTACCAAATCCTATTAGATCTATTTTTTTACAATTACCTAAAAATTCTAGTATTTCTGTATCTTTCCATTTAGTAATCCAATCTACAACTTCTACATTCCATCCATACGACCTCATCATATGAGCAACTTTGTATGCACCCATAGTACGTCTGGTTATTTGCCAGCCGCTATCATTAAAAATTATTGCTGTTTTCAAAATTTTTCCTCGCTATTAGATTCCAACAAGGATACTTTCCCCAATGGTCATGTGGAGGGATTGTAAGTTCTTCACAAAGTATAACAGTATAATTGTTAAACACAATATCTTCTTTGTTGAGTTCTGGTGGTACATACTCACCAGGTATTCTATTATATGAATGTTCGATATCATTTCTACCAGACTGTTGACAATATATTCCTTTATTATTTAATGTATTATTTAATTTACTTACATATTCTTTTCTATACTGACTTGGTAAAAAATGATAAAAGCCGAAATCAATAACAGCATCAAAATCTTTAGGCCATTCCTCGTGCATAAGATCAAATACTTTAAATTTACATTTACTGTTTTTATCTTTTGCTTGTTGTATTGCTGTTTCAGATATATCTAAACCTAAAACTTCAAATCCTAATCTTTCTAAGAAAAAACTATTGCGTCCTCTTCCGCAACCTAAGTCTAATATCTTAGCACCTTTAGGCAAATATTCTACA